CATTAAAAAGTATAAACAGGTTAAATAATTAATTTGCTTAAAAGAATCAATTCATTATTTTTGTCAGTCTTTAAAAATTGCGGGAGTAGCTCAGGGGTAGAGCATCAGCTTCCCAAGCTGAGGGTCGAGGGTTCGAATCCCTTTTCCCGCTCACTGAAAGTCAAACACTTACAAGGATAAAACTGAGTAGGTGTTTTTTTATTTTAACACGACTTTAACACACCTATTTTATACAATACTCTGAAATATTACTGTTAATAACTTTCATTTATTAATAATTGTTTATATTTGTATCGACTGCACGTCACATAGTTAAAATTTACTGGCTCCCTGGATTAATGTTCAGTTCTTGACGTGCAGTCTCCTGGATTTTATGAAGGGGAGCCTTTCATTTAATAGACTGCACGCTATGAAAAAAGTTTTCCAATTACGGGAGCCACAGGCTGACCCGTATCAAATCAATGACGATCCTTCCGAGCATTTAATTCTTTGGTCAATCAGATTATTCGATCACATTCTGATTATGCCTGAACTGACTCTATTAGTACAAGAATTTTATTGCTTCAACTAATGAAAGCCCTTAATCGGTTGCGTTATCCCAGGACACCTGAGGGACGCAAGAGGTATGTCAGGGACGGATTAAAACCCTATCAATGTAAATTTCCTTTTATACTGCTTATTGTGATAGGCATTGCCGGGATGGTAGTTACAGGACTATTCTTTTGCTCTTTTCTGCTTTTTATCCTGAGTATGTGTTTATTCTTAGTAGGTGTGTTAGGAATTAAAAACAGGGAACTATGATACAAAAGTATGGTTTCTGGTTCCCATTGAAAAGAATCTATCAGAGTGAAAAATGGATTGTTACAATTCTGATAATTCTATTCTTAACATTAATTTATTTGTTTTTGGCCTTGAGCTAGTTTATATTAGCCCTACCAATTAGCAGGAACTTAGTTAAAGCCCTTTCAGTAGCAATATTGAGGGGCTTTTTATTAAAAAAATGCCAGCTGGTGATCTGATTACTCACTACAGCTGGCTCTACGATCCAACTTGTCAAAGGTTGGAATAGGTTACAAAGATACAAAAAAAGAGGTGAGTTTGCTATGCAGGGACTCACCTCACGGCACCAAGAGAACAATTTACAAACCCATTCATAAACAGACATGGGGCCGTTTATCTTCTGCGGAATGTACCCATTTTATGTCTATCGATTGTCTCATTTCCTGAGGGTTTTCCACCAAACCAACTTTGATGCGATTCGCCTGTCTTCGCACCCATAAAATAATATCTTACTGCATCTATGGCATGGTTAAACGATCCTATCGGCACACCCGACTTCCGATCGTGCCAGATATAATTATCCAGCTCCTTCGCCAGGTTGCTGCTCTGCTCGGTGATGACAATCTCATAATCCTGCATCTGCCTTAGCACCTCGGCGACCTGCACCGCCTTTTTATTAACACCTTTAATATTGAAGTACCTCACCAGATCATTAATACTCCTGCTATCCGCCGAATCGGCAATGATTAAATCATTCCTATTAACGTGAAACTTCATCATATCCCGCAACTGCTCCGGTGTATTGCCGCTCCGGTATATCTTCTCATCACAGTAGAGGATCTTGTTCTTATCATCCTTGGCCACCTTGACCAATACATCTGGGTCATTAAAACCAAAATCCATCCCATAACCATACTTCAGTAAGTTATCAAACTCGCCATACTTCCAGTTTGTAAGGATCGCACCTTCAAGTGATCCTAGTTCGCCCAGGCCATAGACCCTCCACCACATCTCAAAACCTGGTTTGTCACGCTTGCTTTCAATATTCTGCACCTCTCTCGCCGGCAGCCATGGATTATCCAGGTATGTGGACTTGATTAACGTGTGCGGGAAATTTGGCATGACAATCTCCTGTAACCAGCACGTGTGATCTGGGTTGAAGTCAAGAAACACCGTTCCATGTGTCCTGGTGGCCAGCATGTCGTATATCTCGTACGTGATCCGCTTGTTTGCCTCATTAATGAACAGTATGTCCCGCCGCGGTCCGTGAGCCTTAGCCAGATTGCCCTCAACACCATAAAAATCCACAACAGATCCCCCCATTGTATAGGTGTTCTCAGTCTTATTCCGTACTGCATCTATGTCAACATTGAAGGATCTGAGTATCTTCTCCCAGTCTGCCATGGCACCCAGCCGCAAATGAGGCAAGGCATAACTGCAGACAGTGATCCTTTTGCCGTCTCCTTTTATCCAGATACCATACAATACCTGTAAGATGCTAGTTGTCTTACTGCTACCCTGGCCACCCTGGTCAAGGATAAGAGAATCCCCTCTCTCGTATGCCTCAAAGTTCCTTTGGAACACATTAGTCGCCGTCACCATCTTTTTTAGTATTAGGATTGAAAAACGACTCGATCATCTTCATCTTATCAGGCTCCATACCCTCAGGTAACTGCAGTTGCACAGGTGGCAACATCTCATGTTGCATAATTGCCTTATCGGCCCAATTATCCCGATTCTTCAGCCAAAAAATCTGCGCAATGAGATTGCCCTTCAAACCGGCCTCATAGATAGCCTCACGCATCAGGGTAGTGCCTGTCTCTCTCATCTTGGCACGATACTCGACAACTGTCATGTGCTTATCCCTTTCAATGGCCAATGTTAATGTAGCCCGATTTATCCCCAGAACCCCGGCAATGCCAGTGATGCTGCAATGAGCAGTGGCCAGGGAGTCAACTCTCTGCCAGTCTATTATTGCCCGTGGTTGTCCAGCTCCCATTTATAACTGATTTAATAATACCTGTAAAGCTTGATTTTCCAATTTCAGGCAATGAATAAAACTAAAATATTTACCCGTCTGGGACCAAGGCTCTGAAGGCATCCTGCCAGGAAATTCCATCAAAAATTTACTGAGCCCATTACTCAATCGAACATAGTCCACCACATCTTCGGCAAACTGCTGCTGCTCTTTGTTCATAACCTCAATGTCATTCGCATGTAGAAACCTTTGGAGTTCACCGTCATTGGTGACTACTCTTGCACCATCTTCAATTAACCACAAGTCTAACCTACCTTCGTGATCACTTACGCTTCGACATTTATTCGCTTGAATATAAAGTTCCGGTGGAACACCATTTAATGAACCACAAACACCTTCAGGATCATAAATCAACCTGAATAATTCTTTATAAGTAAGGATAGTCTTTAAATCAAAACTATTGTACATATCCAATAATTTCTGAAATTCAGTTTTCGCAACCTCAATTTCTTTAGTCATCTGGCCGATATAATCCTCATCCGTGAAAATCACTATCGGATACTTTTCTTTTTTCATATTAACAGTTATTTAAACATTGGTTTCTTTTGTGTGGATCATTCTCTTTAAGACATTTCAAGATTCGCTGAACACCCTGATCGTGAGTTTCCTGTACAATAATTGACTCCTTAAGATCCTGAACACGACTCACAAGTGGTCTGTTATCCTGCATACGCATCTTTTGCTTAACCATTAAATCGGACTGAGGTACCAGAACTCCCGTTTTTGTCAGAATGATTTCAGAAGCCTGCTCAAAACTCGTGCATGGTTCTGTCTGTAATCCTCGCCTCTTTGTAATAATAGCAGGTATCGGGGTTGTACTTTTCGGAAATTTCAAAAGAAAGGTTTCCATCTTGGGATACCTCGAGAGCATTTCTTTTGCTTGCTGCTCTGATAATGTGGAGAATTGTTTGTTCTCAATGAAGGTGAAAACCACATAAAAGAACATATAAGGCCCTTCAAAGGTTGGCAAGGGCGTGCCGTCCTTCTTTGCCATTAGAACTTTTACTTGTCGAAGATCAATTTCATTTTCCATTGTTTTAGTTATTAGTGATTGTTTGTAATAATTGCTTATTGCTTTCTATTGTGATGTATAGATATGTTGTTACGGAAATAATCCCGTCTATCAATGCATCGATTAATAATTCATGATCAGTCATCTTAGCAGTTATGAATAAGTAATGTCTTGTTTGGTGTCAAAGATTTCTGCAAGTCTAACAAAGATTTTATCTTTAAGTCAGTAAGGCAATTAACTTTACTCTCTGCTTTCAGGATTAACACAGACTTAAGTTGTGAATTTGTCAACCTATCCCGGTTTAACAATAGATAATCAAAACATTGTTTGACCCTCATGTTAGTTGCGCCGTTAATACTCATTTTTGTTGTCATGATACTTTGTATTATATTGATTGTAAATCGAATCTATTCTTACATCTGCGATTAAACCCAGTTCTCTAAACTCTTTTATTAACTCAATGACATTTTTAAACCTGAATCGTATTTTATTGGCTGTGCAAATGCCGTATTCAATTACTATTTTATCAAAGTCAATGCCGGGACAAACTTCCTTAAGGATCTGCACATCAATAATTTTTTCATCCCGTATCGGGGGTAAATGCCGTACATATTCAATCCTTCCTGATGAATGGTAACCGGGAATCTTATTTGGATCGCGTTTAATGCTGCTTGAAACGTCCGAAGTAGTTTTGTATTTTTCCAGATATTTATTTTTGACTTGTTTTTTCATAAGTTTCTCATTCGTGTTAAAAACGTGTTAAAAATTTGTCTTTTAAATATCCCATTGTCTCATTACATCATTGTTTGCGCTTAGTATTGATTCAGCTTATATAGCTGAAACACTAACTGTGTTAACTGTTTTTAACACACTTAACTCGAATATTTTTCCTTTTTGTTCGAAAAACGTGAGATTTTTCATAATAATGTTAAAGTGTGTTAAATTTTAAGTTACTCATATTCATATCTTTAACTAACTGTGTTAACAAGGTTGTTAGGTATGTTAACATACTTGCTCTTAAGTCTGTTACTGTGTTAACGCCTATATATAGATAGGCGTAACATAACAGAGTTAACTTAACAGAGTTAAAATGTTGCACGGTTATATATATAAAAAACCTTATGTCCATCTTGTGCTTTCAGTATCCATTCTTTCTTTAAATAGTAAGCAATAAAAGTTCTGCATATTGATCTTCCAAAGGTGTTATCAAAGGCGACAATAATTGCATCTTGTAATTCAGCATAACTTAGCTTCAAATTGTTTTTGTAAATTGAATCTGTTGCTTGAAAGTGTCTTTGATCTTCCATAAATTGGGGTTTATTAGATTTCGTTTCCGATTCCTTTTCAGGTGTAAAGCATATTTCAGGAAGGGAATCTTCGTTGATTATAAATGAGAAGGTGTCGAAGTCCATCTCTCTTGAGTATTCTGCCTCGACTGTGGTAATTGTTTTATCCGGTGTTAGATTAACACTCAAGACGGTTTCTGCTTTATTGGTTAATTCACTTCCTAGGTGTCCTCTGGCGTTGGCATCTCCTTTGTTTTGATGTAGAATATTAAGGATATGAATATTATTTAAGGCACACCACTTCATCAATAATACTGAGGTTTTTGTGGCTTCTTCAGGTGAGTTAATATCATAAACCAGGTCCCGAATACCATCAATAACCATAAATTTTAATTCTGGAGTTGTTTGGATTTTATATTCAATGAATTTTATCTTCTCTGAAGGTGTAAGGGTTTTAAGGCCGTACGCTTGTAACCTCTCGGGATTGTCTTCACCTATCATTGTGCAAATCCTTTTCATCATTTTATGCAAATGATAATTACTCTGTTCGGTGTCAATAACCAAAACAATACCCTTTCTTTCCGGATCTGCTATGATAAGGTCGTTTTTATATCCTAAATAAGATGCAGCAATAAGCACAGTTAAAAATGTCTTTCGTGATTTTGCCTTGGCTATAATAAGAGAAAAGTTATGAAGGGTAAAAG